ATGTAAACCAGACGCTGCAGGAATATAGTGTAAGTTTATCTAATATGGCCAAGTATGACGATGAAATATACCTGATATCTTATGTGCCAACGAAGGATAATTATCCGGCTTGGGATTGGTGTGTTCCTGTTTATCCATCAGATACCCAGTTTCCAAGGGAAGAAACATGGCAGTACAACGATACTGAGTGGGATAAGTATATTGGAAAGATTGCTTACTGGGAAAACGAAGGAAGAGCATGGCGGTTTATTCGTAATGAGGATGGAAGCCATGGCTGGAAAGAGATTCCAAATTCGGAAACAGCTTATATGTTAAGACAAAATTCTGCATTAAGAATCAATCTTGATAGCATAAGTAGCAGTTTGTCATTAACTCAGCAGGATTTAAAGGGCAATTATAGCACAACAACGCAGATGAATAACGCTATAACACAAGCAATAACTAAGGAAAGTAATAGTATTAAGCTAGAAGTATCTGGCACCTATGCAACTAAAAATGATATTAATAATCTACAAATTGGTGGAGTCAATAGATTCATAAAAAGCACTGTAACTCCTAATAAGTATATAACAGCCACTGGCATAATAACAGATGGCGGTAACTATTGGGATTTGACGGACTACATAGATGTGTCTAAGTGGAAAAACTATGTAGCGAGTGGATGGACCAATCTGGGTAATGCACCGGCTACTTGTTTTTATGACAGCAATAAAAAGTTTATCAGCGGAGTAGCAGATAAATCTACTGGAGTAAGAGGTTCTCTGCCAGTTCCTTCTAATGCTGCATATATGCGTTTTAGCTTTGCACATGTAGATACAAACAAGCTAAAAATAGAAAAGGGTACAAAAGCTACAGATTATTCTCCAGCACAAGAAGATATTGATGTTAAGTTTAACAATTATGCTACAACAGCAAGCCTTGAAGCATACATTAAGAAAGACCCAACGACAGGGGAACTTAAATCTGCAATTGAAGCTATTGCAGATGATATAACACTTAATGCAAGTGGAACAATTAATATTAGTGGTAATAAGTCTGTTAATATCAATGGTAATCTGTTCACGCTTACATCTACTAATACTACTATTTCAGCAGATGGTTCGATAGACTGTAAGAAGCTAAAAGCTGTTAATGCTGATTTAGAAGGCACATTTAAAAATGTAAATGTAACTGAAGAAGGTATTACAATGACCACTACTCTTATTGGTGGTGAATACCTTATGAAAAGTAGCACTGGCGCCTATCTGAAAATACAAGGACATTTTATAAATCTGTCAAACGAAGACGGAACAAGAAATGCTGTAAGCATTCGCCGTGATGGAATATATGTTGATGATTATTATTATATCAGAAGCGGTGATGCATATTATAACTTAATGGATTGGATACGACATAGTGAGACAGCTGGTACGGTAGATATAAGTGGAAATAACTGTTATATAGAGGGTTATTACTATATAAGGCACCATGGTGAATGGTGGAAATTAGAAGACTATGTCAAAGACATAGCAAATAATTAATATAAATCCGCACAGCGGTAGAAAGGAAAACAATATGTTAAATACAACAAAGAATACATCAATGAATGGAAATAGTTCTATAGAGGAAAAGGCAGTAGTTACATTTTCAGCCAGCATACCTTCCGCAGGTGAGATAACTATTAATAAGAGAATTGCAGACAGAAGAGCATATATTGAGAATCAAGAAGAATGCGATACAGATTTTGCTAATTTTGAAGCAGAGGTGATGGCAACACTTAAGGAGATGTAATATATGAGTTTATCAGGATTCATAGCCTACCAAAGAGTAGGTTGGACGGGGCAAACGCCATGGAACCCAACAAACCTTAACATAATGGATAAGGGAATTAAAGATAACAATGACATGATTGCTAATCTCAGAAGTGAGGTAAGTGCACTAAACAACAATATTGACGTTAAAAACTGTTTTTGCAAAAATATTGCAAGTGTAGATGGTACTTGGGAAGGTTATGGCTACAATTATTGCTATTATAATAAATCTACCAAAACAGGGATTTTATACTATGCTTCAAAAATTGAAACATCAGATTCTGCACAGAATAATTTTACCGGATATTATGATGTGACAACAGTTCTTGAAAATATGGGTATTACTAGCTTTAATAAAATATTGGAAAGCAATTATACTCCTTATGATGCCACAGGTGTAGTTCGAGCAAAGTTGATAGGCTATGGAACAACATTGTTATATAGCTCTGCAAGCCAACATTATTCCTTTGCAAGATACTATACGAAAGATGGAAAGAAAGGCGCATGGGCAACAAGCGAATTCCAAAAGGGTGATTATATTATAGGCTCACTTATATTTAGCTAAGTTTCGAATGCTGCCTTAGTAATTGTACCGTCGTATTTAATATTATTACTGTTTTGTGAACATATAACAATGGAAAAAATGAAATTGCACCAGTAACAGAAAGGATATTGACTTATGGAAAAATTAAAAGTAATTGTAACAGCGGTGTGGAGCATTATATTAAGTGCCCTGGGAATTTTGGCAATTCCAGTATTATTATTGGTAACATGTAATCTAATAGATTATTTCACAGGTATTGCGGCTTCTAAATTTAGAAAGCAGCAGATAGATAGTTATAAAGGAATAAGAGGGATTGCAAAGAAAATATGTATGTGGCTTTTGGTGGGAGTTGGTGTGATAGTAGACCAGCTCCTTTCTTATTCTGCAGGTGTTATTGGAATAACATTGCCATTTACATTTTTAGTGGCTTGTGTTGTGGCAATATGGCTGATCTGTAACGAAATTATAAGTATATTGGAAAACATCAATGATATCGGTGTAGCACTTCCACCATTCTTGCAGCCTATTGTTAAGAATTTAAAGAGTCAGGTAGAACAGAAAACAACAATTGATAATCAGGAGGATAAATAATATGAGTATTAGAGGAGTTGACATTAGCGATAACAACGGAACACTTAACTGGGACATTATCAAGGAGCAAATTGATTTTGCAATTGTTAGAGTAGGATATGGCTCTAATTATGAATCACAGGACGATAAGCAGGCTGTAAGGAATATGCAGGAGCTTGAAAGAATTGGTAAACCATATGCTGTATATCTTTACAGCTATGCACTTAATGAAGAAGAGGCACATAGTGAAGCTGCACACATCTTAAGAATGATTGCCGGCTTTAATCCAGCATTAGGTATTTACCTCGATATGGAAGATGCAGATGGATACAAAGTAAGAAACAACAAAGATCCTCGCACTAATGGAGAAGCATACACTAGATATTGCCAGATCGTTATGGATGATTTAAAGGCGGCTGGCTTTGAGGTTGTAGGCACATATGCTAACCTTGACTGGTTCTCTAATATCTTAGATAGGGAAGCACTTACAGATAAGAAGTGGCTTGCTATCTGGGGACCTGATAATTGCCCGGTAGATTGGGCTGAAATCTGGCAGGATAGTTCAGATGGCTGCATAGATGGTTCATCTGCAAGAACTGATACAGATGTATATATCAACGAAGAAGCTTTTAGTACTTATGCAAAGATTAAAGCACCAGAATATGAGCCAGAAGAGCCTATACCTGAAAGGGATATAGAAGATGTGGGCACAATGTACCGCGAAGGAGATCACGTTTGTTATAATAGAATCTATTATACGACCGGTGACTGGACCGATGGTGCAGCACCATATTATACAGATGGAGTTATAACACATGTATATGAAGGAGCCAGACACCCTTACCTTATCGGTGATGGAACAGGATTTGTAGATGATAATTGTATTACAGGCCATTATGATAATGAGCCTAATGACGCACCACCAGAAGAACAGGAAGATGAGACAGAAGATGTAGCGTATACTACAGTAGAAGCTGGCGAAGGATTCTGGCAGGTAGCAGAAAGAGCATTAGGAGATGGCACAAGATATCTTGAGTTAGCAGAATTTAACAACATGGATATTAGTACACCACTCTATGTTGGTATGGAGTTAAGACTTCCCAACTAATTATTCATACTGGATTGCACATATAGCAACATTGTGATAACCTATATAAATAGGAAGAGAGACAGTCAGAATGTGTACATTGTAATAGTGTACACATTCTGTACACAATATGGCTTAAATAATGTTGATTTAGAATAAATCAGAATAATCTGATATAAATGTGTAAAGCTCTTAAACCCGCATAAATACTGATAAAAACAGCATAAAAATAAACATAAATAAATTGTAAAAATTTGATTTCAAAGTTGGGTAATAACCCAATGGTTGGTGCTACTGTAGCTGTAGCTGTTTCCATTGAGGAAGCTGCTAAGAATGGTAAATTCTAAGTTTTACGATTTTGATATGTGTACAATTTTAATGTGTACACATTGAAAAAAAGGCATTTGTACACATTTTGTACACATTAGGATTTAATGTGTACAATGAGATGTGTGTACAGATGCCTTTTTATTATAGTGTATTTAATATGTCCTTGTTGCGCTCACGCATGGTTTCTGTGACATGGGCGTATATATCAAGAGTGGTTGCTACATTTTTATGTCCCAGACGCTCTTGTACATATTTAACATCAGCTCCTTTGGCAAGTAAATTAGAAGCGTGTGTATGCCTGAGAGAATGGAAATCAAGCTCAGTGAAGCCAAGCTTGTGATGAATAACATTAAAACAGTGCATCATGGTTCTTGGCTGAATCCATGAGCCATCATCTCTTACAAGCACCATATGCATTGATTCGCCAGCCGGCTCATAAGTAAGTCTCTTAGAGTCATCTTCAAGTGTTTCACAGTAGATATAATTGTAGTATTCATTATAGTACTGTTCACATTCCTTTTCATGTTCGTACAGTCTTTTAAGTTCTGAAAGTGTTATATCATCAAGTTC